TCGTCCTGTTAGCTATAGTGCTGTCCTTATACTTTTTGGTGCTGTCGTTATTAGTGATGGTAACATTGGGAATTTTAGCGTTAATAGTGCATATATTCCAGTCTTAGAAACATTGCTTACTACTATGACTATTGCGTATTTCGGTAGTCGTGGCATGGAGAAAGTATCTAAACATATAAAGGATAAATAATGAAAACTTTAGGAAATACTTGCGCTAATGGTGCAACAAAAAATGTAAAAGATATAGTGTTTTGGGGTGATGGGGATATGTTTAAATTAATCTCTAAAGCTTCTAGTGAAAAAGAAGGTTGGATGAAATCCACAAAAGCTATGGATTGTGAAGGTTCAGTGGTCGTTCAAGTTACAACCCAACAAAGAAATCCTGATGGTAGCTATTCGGTAGCAGAAGCATTAACTACTGTAGAAAATGCCTGTATAATGAATATATGGAACAAAGATAATAGTGAAGTGATAGGCAGAAAAATATGTTCAAATATACCACAAGAGGAAATATAAGATGACAACAGAAGATTATATAACAAAACATGAGTCTATGGTGTTGCATCCATACACTGACTCTGTAGGTAAGTTAACTATTGGTGTTGGGAGAAACATAGATGACAGAGGTATTAGTAGAGATGAAGCATTATATATGTTAAAGAATGATATAGAGATGTCTATTAATGATTTACTTGATATATTTGATGACTTCTATAGTTTACCTACTGATGTTCAAACTGTAATGATTGATATGATGTTCAATATGGGTGAAACTAGATTTAGAGGTTTTAAACATATGATACAAGCAGTTATAGATAAAGACTTTAAAGAGGCTGCTAGACAAGCTAAAGATAGTAAGTGGTGTAAGCAAGTTGGTATTAGATGTGAAGATAATTACAATCTTCTTTACAACTCATAATGTAACAGGACTGTACTATTTAGTGCATAATACGCTATAATGTTACTATAAATAAAATAGGGTGAAATAAATGATTAATAAATCTAAACTAATTAATGTTGTAAAAGCTGACTATAAGGCATCAGAAGTCACTAAAAATGACAATGATAATAAAGTTAGAGCATGGTTAGATATAAAAGAGTCTAAACCTTATGGTACAGAAATCGCTCATAAGAGTAAGTATGTAAGCGATTTGACTAATAAACTACTTAGTTGGCAAATACCATCAATAGTTGACCCATTTGTAAGTACATTAGATATGATTAACTGTTCCCCTTTTACCTATGCCGATAGAGCAATATCCGAACAAGATGAAAAAGTTCTATCACACTTCTTAATCCAAAGGAGTGACCATTACGCCTTCATGACAGACTTAGTTACAACTGCTGCTGAACAGGGTACTTGTTTTGTTAAAACAGGTTGGATGTTCAGGGAAGAAGAACGAGAAGTAGAAGTTCCTGTTACCGCTATAGACCCAATATCAGGGCAACCTGTAGTAGTTGGTACAGAGTTACAAAAACAAATGGTTACTGTAGAAAATAAACCCACTAGGGAGATATGTGACCTACTAGATATCAGAATGGACCCTACTTGTAGAGGTAAAATAGAAGATGCTAGTTTTATAATACATGATTTCGAAACAGATTTAAGTTCTCTCCGTAAAGATGGTAGATATAAAAATCTAGACAAGTTGCTGAACCAACTACAGAGAGACGATACCTATAACCAGAGAACTTATAATGATGATACATTTAGATTTGAGGATGAGCCTCGTAAAAAAATTATAGTACATGAATATTGGGGTAATTATGACTTAAATGAAGATGGTATCGCTGAACCTGTTGTAATAGCTTGGGTAGGTGATGTTATTATTAGAGAAGAAGATAACCCACTTCCAGGAAAAGAGAAACCGTTTGAAAAGGCTGTTTATACTAGAAAACCCAATCAAATATATGGTGAACCGCTAGCTGCTCTTACTGCTAAGAACCAACATATAGATAGTGTTCTAAACCGTGGTATATTTGATGACTTAAAACTAGCTAATAATGGACAGACAGGAACCAAGAAAGGGTTTACTGATGACATAAATCTCCGTAGAATGAAGAAAGGTGAGGATTATGAATACAACACTAATATGAATGACGTTGTATATTCCCAGTATAGAGGTATAAACCAGACTGTATTTCAGGTATTAAGCCAAAATGCTCAATCTGCTGAAAGCATCACTGGAGTAATGGCATTTAATTCTAGTAATGGTGGTAACCCACTAGGTGAAAGTGCTACTGCTGCAGGGGCATCAATCACATCCAGCGCTAAGAGAGAAATGCATATTATTCGTGGTATAGCAGATGACTGCCTGATACCTATGTTGCGTAAATGGACTAGGTACATAAAAGAGTTTATGGAACCTGAAGAAATACAAAGAATTACAGATAAACCGTTTGTACAAGCTCAGAACGACAATGAATATGATATAAAAATACATCTAGAATCTAAAGAGACTAGAGCAGCTAAGGCGCAACAAACTGGGTTTGTAATGCAGACTATGGGTCCTAATATGCCTCAAGAGCAGCAACAAATACTCCTAGCTAGATATATGAAACTAGTAGGTGAACCTGATATAGCAAAAGCGATAGAAGACTTCAAACCACAACCAGACCCTATAGCAGAAAAAGCTAAAGAACTAGAGTTAGCAAAACTTGAAGCTCAAGTGTTCAACGAACAAGCTAAAGGACGTGAAAATGCAGTTGATGTAGAACTCAAAAAAGCTAAAACTGCAGTAGAGATGGCTAAAGCTAGGACAGTAAACTCTGATAGTGATATTAAAGACCTAGATTTCTTAGAGAAAGAACAAGGTATACCTCATCAACGAGAAATGGAGAAAGAGTCTATCAAAGCAGAAAAAGAATTAACTAAACAAAGTATGGCTAATGACGCTAGATTACAAGGTGTCAGAAATAAAGTAGGTGCATAGTGAGCACTGTAGACCAGGAACTACTAGATATAGCCCTCGAAGGACTAGCTAAAAATAAACCTAGAGTTGAAACTTTAGAAAAATCTTCTAAAGCTATTACCAAAACTCTTAATAACCATTTGTCTGAATACACAAAAGATAAACAAGCATTAGCTTCTAAATTAGATGCCACCAAATTGGATAACGAAGCAGCTTTACAAGATGCAATAGATAACCTAAGAGTTCCAAAAGATGGTTCAGATGGGATTAACGGTAAAGATGGGAAAGATGGAGTTAATGGTAAAGATGGATTAGACGGAAAATCTGGTAGTAGAGGCAATAAAGGCGATAGAGGGTTACAAGGACCGAAAGGTGATACTGGAACTAAGGGTGATACTGGAGTACCTGGTAAAAATGGAAAGAATGGTAAAGCTGGTTCTGATGGTGTGGGTATTAAGAATATCCGTACTGAAGGCACTTCTTTAAAGATATCTCTTACTGATGGTAAAGTCAAGACCTTAGTAATACCTGGAGCTAAGGCTACTCTACCAGTAGCCCCTGTAACTATACCTGGAGTACAAAATGCTATTAGAACTCCTGTAGAAGCTACAGGAATAGTATCTACTAATGTTAGAGATGCTTTAGTTGAACTTAAAGAGAATATAGTACAGTCATCATCAGGTAANCCTTTTAATGNTGGNACCTCTGAAGCATTTATGTTTACATTTAATCCATACGATGAAACACATGATGGTAAGTTTACGTATGATAGTAATGGTAAGCTTATAAGTAAAACTATTGAAACTCATAGTGGTATTACATTATATACAGTAACATTTAGCTATAATGGTACTCAATTAAATAGTAAGACTATTTATGATGAAATAAATACAGATAAAGTACTAGTTAACTTTAGCTATGATGTTGACGGTAAATTAACTGGCAAAGTGCATACATATACAGCATAAATAAGGAAATAATATGGCATTAATTCAAGACCCGGATTTTTTAAATCAAGGAATAGAGGTTGTATTTGATACAGTAGCAAAAACAGTTCAGTTGGTTGCAATAGGTAACCTTACAACAGATGGTGTAACACTTCAGGCACTGTACTCATTTGCGAAAGAAGAGTGGAAACTAGATGCTAATTTGATTAAATACCCATTTCCATTCGTGGCTATTACTCCAGAAGAGTTTGAGTTTATTAATGGATGGACTTATGCAGACCAAGCAACAGTAGACTTATTTAGAAATGCAGGTTTTGCTGTTAAGAATGCAGATGGTACATCAGCAGAAGAGTTTATCGGTTTGATTACACTAGGTGGTATTGGTGCTGGTGATCAAATCTATATACAGCAGTCAATAGGTGGAACAGCGACTAATCTAATGCTTACAGGTGCTGGTAATCAATGTGTAAAAGTATATGGCGATGCTACTCATGGTAACTTTGATTATCGTAATTATATGAAAGTATTTGTTCGTGAACAAGCTAAAGTATATGGTACATCATCCCATATAGATATTGGTGTTAGCACATTTACTTATCAAGCATACCGTTTTCCACTAGCTAATAGTGCAGATTTAAAGGTGACAAACAATGACACAACAGTAGATGTTTATGGTATTACTATTGATTATAGTGCTACTGTACAGCGTAATATCGGTGGTACTAATTATAATTTTGATGTAGTTATTAATGGTAATAACAGAACAAAAACAGAGATTTATGAAGCAGTACAATCAGCACTTAGAAAAGGTACTGATATAGATAATGGCATTGGGACTGTTATCGGTAAAACAGCAGACATATTACTTAAATTTGTAGGTGATACTCTTTTTACTTCAACTGGTGTTTACATAGATAACTTCCAATCAGTAGATACAAATAGTATTGAATTTTATGATAACACAGGAACTAAAAGAACATTCCCATTTGTAGCAGTAGGAACAATATCATTTAATAGTAACTTAGTAATAGATGGTAGTGCAATCTATAAGATGTACTATACAATTGGTTTTGGTACTGCTGGAGCTACTTTAGTAAATGATAACACAGCAACAGCTATTGAAGGAACTATTACAGGTTCAAGTGTAGCGTTTAATTATGCTTATGATAATGATATAGCAGGTGGTGGAGCAGGTATAGACAAAGATGTTACAGTTGTTGCTATTGGACTGAATTCAGCTCAATATGTGGTAGCTACAGCTACAATTACTAAAAGTAATGCGAATAGTGTATCATTAGTAAGTTCACTTGAAAGAAACTACGCTAATCCAATATAAGAGCAACAGAGGAGATTTTCGTTGCTAGGAAATGTGATAATTAAAACAGAAACATGTATAGCCTTATCTAGTTTTGGCTGTATATCAGATATCACAGTCACAAATAAAACAAAACTATATAGAGTAACAAGGGGATAATATGTCTATTACAGGAATAACAGTAACACCAGATAATGGGGTACAAAGAGTTATAGACGCACAAAATTGTAATGGTGCTATAATTGATGGAGAAACTGTCGTTTTGGATAATGTAAATTCAAGACTAAGTGCAACAAGTGCAAGTGGGTTACTTGTGACAAATTCACAAATAAAATGCGATAGTGACATTATTTCTACTTATAATGACCCCATTTGCCCCATTACATATGGTTCAAGGGGGGAGCTGAACAATAAAGTGCGTATTACACAAAATAGTCTGCTACTTTTTGCAAAGCTTGCTGGTCGTAAAAATATATTAATATCAGAGTTATCAAATAGTAATATCATTGAAAGTGGAGGAGCAAGAAACTTAACTGTGTATACACAAACTAATGCTATTTTAGATAATTGTATATTTAGAGGAATAGGTTGGTGGGAGGTCTACCGTACACCAAGTATTGCCTCTAATATTACAATAGATAGCTCAAACTATGGATATCTAAATTGGGAGGCTAGTCGTTTAGATTTTTTAGGCTTTGCTGTTTCAAACATAGGAGTTTCACATGCTTGGTTAGGATCAGGTAACGGTGGAAATAATTTTGTATATCATTGGAATAACGATATAAGTTTTGATAATAAACGAATAAAACTGCAACATATAAACAATCAATATTGGGAAGGGTACACTTGGTCTCCACAATTTATAGACCGAGACACAGGTATAAGCGTAAAGGATGTGCTTGTTATTTATGATAGTGACCTTTCAGGAACTCGTTCAGAATTATCAAGATTTACAACTGATGTAAGTGGAAAAATGGTTGGAACATATGATAGTAAAAATCAATCTACTGGTATAAATCAAGTTAGAGATACTTTATTTTTACTGACTGCGAAAAGTAATGTATCTGGTACTTTGTACACCTCTGATGGTGGTAATACTTATAGTATAGATGTTATTACTCCCTATATAGAAATACGTTCGTACTTGCACGAAATACCAAATGGATACTTAAGCACAGATAGTTTAGTAATCACTAGTCCACGAGGAGTTTTAAATTCAGATTATTCAGTAAATACGTATGAAAATTTTATACTTATACTAGATAAAAATATAGCAGAGGTCAATAAGACTATTGTAGCAGCTTATACAGCATTGGAAACTCCTGAAAAATTTTATGACAGAGCAAAATCAGAATGGCGAGATAATGATGGCTATCCTATTATTTCTCGTTCAGGCAACACAATAGATGCAGGTGCTTATGATGTAACTATAGATGCAACTGCTGCTTCAGCATTTACTGTTATTGGTAATAAAATAACTATTAAAAGTACTACATTTACCGGTAACCTAACCACTACTGGTATAATAACATTATTAAATGGTGCTGCAGTAAATGGTACAAGAACTGATATGAATGGGACAATTTCACCTCCTATATCAGTGACCCTAAGCGGTTTAAAAGTTAATAGTGAAGTTAGGGCTTATGTAGGAATTAATCCAGTAACAGCAACAGAGATAGCAGGTGTAGAAAGTTCTACAACTTCTTTTGCATTTACACAATCATACGCAGGACAAAGTGGGTATATAGTTATATTTGCAATAGGGTATCAGCCATTAAACATTCCTATAACATATGCATCAAGTAACCAAACTATACCAATTCAGCAGATCATAGATAGAAATTATAACAATCCAATATAGGAGCTAAGATGAAATTTAAAATATTGCAAACAACAGATGGGAAATATGTAGGTGAAACAGTTGAGACACAAGGAATAGTTCCTGTAGGTCAGACTATAACTCATAAAGACACAACTTTTATAGTCGAAGAAATAAAAGCAAAAGGTAACTATATCACATTTTACTGTTCTAATTATGTAGTGCTAGTTAAGGTAGTATAATGATAACTTTTGATGGAGTAAATAAACTAATCATATTAAGTTCAGGTACTACATCACTTGGCGTTAAAGATATGTATAGTAGATGGAAAGACTGGATGATAGTTAGTGATAATAGTAAATATCAAAGAGCTTTCAAAGTTGTTGGTGGTGACCCTACTATTGGAAACAATATAATTACACCTTATTTCTTCTTGCTTAATGGTTGGAAGATACGACCACAAGAAGCTAATCATACATTAGCTGTTGATGGTATATTATTAACTGATGATAGTAGTGATGCATTTACAAATACATTAGGTACTTTTAGAATAGGTATTAATCAGATTGTGCCTATTTATACAGAAAGTGTATTGATGAAGACAGGTGTAAGTGGATTAACCCCAGAAGAAAGTGCTAGATTGATGAACACATCTACTAAGTCTGATGTATTCAATGCAAGTCAATTATAAAAGGAGATATAATGTACGAAGAAGATAAAGAAGAGGCAATGCCTTCAACAATTCAAATGCGTAAGAACATGAAGAATGTAATGGATAACTGGAACTTAGGACCTAAGGTTGCTAGTGAACAGCCTACAGCTAATAAAGCCTTTTGGAGAGGTATAGCTATTAAATGGGCTGTATCTGAGCAAGAAGGACGTTATCGTAATTGTGGTAACTGTGAGTATGGAGAGACTGACCCTGAGGACTTAAAGAAAATGAGTAAATACCCATTTAGTAAATTTGATGCTGATGGTGGTGGTAAAGTATGGTGTGAGAGGTTTGACTTCGTTTGCCATAATTTACGTGTATGTCAGGCCTGGGAGCACAAATAGTAAAATAATTATGGTATAATTTCATATAAGGTGCCTATAAGGCTAATTACAGATATTAAATCTAATGACAGGTATGTCAGTACAATAGAAGGAATATACATGGAAATGACAAGAGAAGATGCTGATAAAGCACTAGAACTAAGAGACACCATCTTAGAACTATTTGAGGATGAACGCTATAAGACTGTGTTTGAAAAAGGGTATTTTGAAGCAGAAGCTATGAGATTACCTCTAGCTTTAGTAGATAACGAGATGCAAGATGAAGTAGAACAACGTATTATAGAGGAGAAAATCAGAGCTATAGGACATTTACATGTATATTTGAACTCTGCAATCACTTTAGGTAATCAAGTACAGTTCTCACTAGAAGCAGAAGAGCGAGAAAAGCTTAATGCTTCTAAAGTAATGGCTGTAGATGAAATCACTGGTGAAGAGTATGAAGTAGAGGGAGGTGAATAAGATGGCTGACAATATTTCAGATATGACAGATGCAGAACTAGATGCAGTCATCTATAATAATCCTAGTGAACACGAAACTGACGGTACAGATATTGGCGAGGAAATGGATCCTGTAAGCCCAACAACCGAAGATTCAGATGAGCAAACTGATGAAACAGATGTAGAGAATGATGACGATCAATCTATTGAAGGGGATGACGACTCTGAAGATGATTCAACTGATGAAGACCAAACTGATGATAATGGTCAGGCTACTGATGATGGAGAGGACGAAACTCTAGACACAGACACAAATGACGATGAAGATAAGGGTACGGAAGCAGATGATAATAAACCAAAAACAACTGAAAAGTTTCAACCTTTACGAGCAGGTGGTAAAGAGTACCCGATTAAGAGTATAGATGAAATTTACAAATTAGCTAGTGCTGGTGTTGGTGCTCAACAAAAATACCAGGCGATAGCTGGATATAAAAAATCTATTATGGCTGCAGAAAAAGCAGGTGTAGATATGATGGAAGCTGTAAATTTTATGGCTAACTATCGAGAAGACCCACAGGGTACTATACTTAACCTAATGAAGCAGAACGCCATAGAC